GAAGTGGCGTTTGGATACTGAGCAGGGACATAGTACATACGTGCGAGATCTTTGGTTTGTGGATCTCCCATATCACCCAATTCAGTATTCAATGCATACCAGAATGCCTTGATGCGTTCATTATCGATATATTCGTCTAGTCGAAATACGATTCTAAACTTGAGATGGTCGTCTCTACTTGATGCAGTGTTGTACACAACGTAGTCGTACTGCCCAAAGAGTTCGTGCAGCTGTTGGTTAAGGCCTCGTACATCATTAGAGAAAGTATGATCGTCAACATCAACGCAACACCAGCCACCCCAATAACGAGTAGATTTGTTACTACGAGTCGTATCCACTTCGAAAACAGCAGGACTAATAAGAGGACTAGAATTATTTCCACCTTTCTCTCCTTTCTCTTTATACATGTTCTTTAGGACATTTACGAACTTATCCCAATCATCAAGAACCATATGGCGATGGGTCTTGTTATCGAACTGGTTTTTAAATATAGTTAATTCGTAATTCATGTGGCTATTATATCATAACGCTGTATGCCTGTCAACAATAAAACCTCTCTCAAGCATCTAGGTACTTTAGTGCTCGTTTTAATACTTCTTTATCTTCTCTAAATTTACCAATTCCGGTATTACAATTATCACATAACCAAACACGAATATCACCAGTAGCATGACAGTGGTCTAATCTTGCATATGAGCCATCATACTCATATAAACACACAGGGCATTCAAAGTTTTTAGGTCTTTTCCATTTCTTTCTTTCCGCAGTACTTATAGGTTTTTTATTAGAACGGCATTTTCTACACGAAGGTCTTCTAACAATACGTCCATCGGGATTACTATTGTCATAAAATTTTCGGTTGGGTTCGAACTCATCTAGAGGTTTCTCTTCCTTGCAGTCTCGACAAACTTTGGTGTCTTCTACTATCTCCTCTCCCCATAATGTATTCCTAGTTATCATCCAAAGAAGTCCTCCAATGTGGCACGAGGTTCTGCAACCCAACCAACTGCATCGAGAATTGGTTCTAGAGGATCTAGGAAAGTCTTCTGGAACATTAGGTCATAATCAATATGAGAGTTCAGTCCAAGTTCTTCGGGAAGGTGCTGTGGATACGCCACAACGTTTTCACCCAAACGATTCGGAACTTTTAGATAGACGAACTTTACCTTCTCGCCTGACTTGACCATTTCGTATCTATTACCAAGCTTATTCTCTTTGATTAGATTATTGTAACACAACGCACCACGCACGTGTATGGGAGTTCCCTTCTTGAAAATGGTTTGACGATCTTTCCATTTGTCGAGATTAGAGATACCACGGGGAAACGAAACGTCTTCGGGGGGTAAGGACTTGAACAAGGTCATGAAATCACGAATAAATCCCTGAGTGGTTTCTTCGGTACCCTCGACCAAAACACGGAAGATTTGTTTCATCTTGTCACGGACAACCGAAGGAGTCGATGACTTGATCGCCTCGATGCCCATCATCTTGAGTTTTGGTTCTGCGTACTGGACACCCTCGTTATTATGCACGTTCAGGATATATCGTTTCTTCGCCATCCAGATACCACGGTCTGCGATAACCTCACGTCCCATCTCCATGCGATTCTCATATGCACCAGTGACCGCAGCCATGTCTGCATAAGATGTTTCCAAAACTTTCTCGAAGTGCTCGGAACAGATCTTGTCTAAGAATTTAACAGGGTCTTTAGGAGCAAACCTATCAACAAGGGAAGACATACGAATGTAAAGAGAATCGGTGTCAATTGCCACAACGTAATCTTCATCAGTTTTAAGGAGTTTCTGCATCTCATTATTAACGGCCCTCTCTGCCCATTTGATTGCGAGTTGACCAGCAAGAGTAATCGACTCTGCAACACGTTGATCGAAGTATCGGAAGTAACGATTACCGAGCGCACCATAGAGACTGTTCATAAGAATCTTGATAGACATCTGTTGATTGTCGAGAGACGAGATTCTATAGGCCAGAGAATTAGTAGGATTCTTCTGGTACTCTTGCTGGAGTTTTAACATCTCGGTCTTGATAATACGGCGTTCTGTATAGTATTGTTTAATCACCGTAGGAATCACACCTTCACGGTCATGAGAGAAAGCAACTCCAGTCGGTGCAATAGAGAAATCAGATTCTGATACTTTATAAGTGCCGTCAAGAAACTTATCAACACTAACACCACTGGTTAAACCATCTCGCACAGTCTCAGGAGACATATTATATTGTACAATGATGTTTGGATACAGGGAGTTCAAGTCAAAGGAGGTGACCCAATCATGAGACCCAACTTGTGGTTCTTTCACATAACCGCCAGGATATGAGGTCTTGGGCTTCTCAGATTTGGGGGGAACAACTACCTTCATCTTGTTCAACATACGGTAAATGATGCTGTCCCAGATATTAGTAGTACCTAGAGTGTCACCATAGTTCACACCACCACGATAAGCCATAGTGAGTACCAGAGTAATCAAGTCGAGTTTCTCATCGATATTGTGCACCAACTCCACGTCCTTGATGTTATAGTCAATAAACTTCTGGAAGTCGTTTTCATAAAGGGCGTGGAGGTTTCCGTGCTCCTCATAGGACAACTTGCGTTCACCCAAGACAACGTGGGCGATATGGTCTAGACGATAGGATTCTTGTTGACCCAACGTGTTGAGAGTAAACTTCTTGAAGATCTCAATATAGTCTAGATGCTCGACACCCTCAATCACATATTCCTGATTGGCGCGACCTTGAATAGTGACATTACGTTCACGCACCGCACCCCAAGGAGATAGTCGTTTCAATAACGTGTCATCACCCCAAAGATTGTAGCATCGGTTTACGATATAGGGGATATCAAAGAAACGGGTATTCCAACCAGTCAAGATATCCGGAGCATAATGTGACCAGTGCTCAATAAACTTACGGAGAAGATCCATCTCATTGTCGCACTTGATATAGAGAACGTCCTCACGGGTAACCTCATAGTCACCGCAAGACCAGACCCAGTAGTTGCCGTCATTCTTACGTATTGAGATTGAGGTGACAGGATGTGCAGCCTTGCCTGGTTCGGGGAAACCGTCCGCAGAATACACCTCAATATCGATATTCATCACACGAACTTGGTCGCGATCAAAGTTTATCTTATCGGGGAATTCTTCTGCGAGATATTGGGAGACATAATTGTTCTGCCCATATACCTTGAAGTTTTGCACATCGGCATACTTCTTGAGAAAGTCAGTCGCGTCAGACATAGAGTCCAAGACGCACTCTGCAACGGGGAGACCGTCCAGAGTCTTCCAGCCAGTTTCTTCTTGACTGGTGACATATAGTTTAGGTTGGAATGGAATACGTTTCTTGACCTGTTGGCCATTCTCGTAACCGCGATATAGAATATGCTTACCCATACGGATAGCAGAAGAGTAAAATTTTGTCATGGGGCTATTATACCTAGATTAGGAGGTCTTGTCAAGACATGAAATCAGAAAGATCAGAAGTAGTATTTTCGGAGTGCCAGTCGCGACACATATCCATTACTCTCTGTCTTCTTTTATAGTTTACCTCCGGATTATCCAGAAGAGTCTCGAACAGTGTATCAATACCACTACCCAACTGAAGATTGATATGGGGCTTGACTTTCCCAAACAAATCTTCGATGTTAAATTCTTCACGGATTATATTTTTTTGTTTTGGTTTGTTGAGTTCTTCCCACGATAGCTTCATAAAGTACTCGCGTACGCGTGGGTCTAGATACGGAGTAACATGAACCTTGCCATGTTTCTCTGCTAGGTTGGTGTGTTGTTGTAGCCCTGCGCAATCACCATCAAGGTAAGCATTACGGAACTCATTCCAGTTAACTCTCTTCTGGTTGTTTTCTTTACAGTAGGTGACGTAGTTGCGCTTCTTTTTAAAAGAAGAGTATCTGATCATTGCTTTCTTACTACAACCGAAGTAGGCATCCGCACCCCATCCAGTAATACAGTAGTCTTCTAACATGTTTTCATAACAATAGAGGAAGGGAAACACTGCGGCTTCGTAGTGGGATTTCTTGCGACAACCATGTTTGACTAGTCGGTGCCAGTCTTCAACTAGGTTATCAATAGGGACAATAATAGTGGTGAACTCCCACCCCATGATGTCTGCGACTTCTTTTGCCTTCGCATGATCATAAGATGGTTGTCCTTCGAGATGGAAACTATACGCATGTACAGTCTTCCCAGCATCCTGTGCAGCGATTGCCACACTGATACTGTCAACACCACCAGAAAGAAGTACCGCAACCTTATCGTGCGGCACCTCTTCTGTTATGTGGTCAGCGAGGATCTCTCTAATCATTAAATAAAAACTAATTCGGTTTCTGTAGGTGATCCGCCCTTAGTGGGATCAGGAGTCTCATTCTGGGGTAAGAATCCACCAAATACGAACGGACAATTCTCTATAGGAGGTCTTTCCCCACAACCAGTTTCAATAATATCCTGCCAAAACTTTCCGAGATTAGCGAACTGTTTCATCCATACCTGACGCTGTTTATCTAGAGTAGCAGGTTTAGGTTGTTCAATGTACCCATATAGGGTAATATCACTATCAGAAGCTATACTAGCTTTCATACCGTCCCAAAAAGTAGTTTTTGACTCACCATTAGGTCTTACAAAGGCACAGTAATTTTTGCCAGTATCAATACCAAATTTATCTTTGGCGAATTTATTAGCAAGGGCTCCGTCAAAAGGACGATGTAGGGTATTTCCATATTCTATATTAGAAATAACAGCTTTGATAACCGCATTGATAACTTTAGGTCGATGACGTTCTACAATTGCTTTAACAAGTTTTACGACTTCCTCTTCGGTTCTATCTATTTCACCACACTCTATTGCTGCTTCGACAGACTTTACAAAATCACCTGTAGTACAGGGTGCCGAAGGGGTTGTCACATGATTAGTTCCATGAGAGAATACGCGTAGATCGATAGGATTTTCGTAATCTACTACATCAACTACAGTAGTCGACCACTCCAATAAGTTTTGCGCTTCGTCTCGATTGAATCCAGCGATACCTATAAATTCCGTAGGATGGCCAACTGGTGCTCTGATTACCACTTGTGGTTTTTCAGTGGGCAAGTACCCATAAGTTTTAAGAGAAGAAACAATCTCAATTACGTTTTTGAAATCATACACTCCCTCGCGAATCTGCCACTTACTACCACTCCAGTCAATACTGGAACGCTCGACAACTATTCTTTTTTTGTGTGTGATACCAGCTTTGTCTGCGAAGATAACTTCGGGATTTTGGTTTTTGTTTATTTCATCCAAATTAAATTGTATATTCATGTTACATTTCCTTTTCTTTTAGGTTAAGTTTTAAGTCCACGGGACTATTAGGGTTAATTTGCAGTCTGACTACTGTCATTAATGACTACAGTTGACACTATACCAAGTTTGGTACCCAGTGTCAAGGGCTTATAGATAAAAAGTTTACTTTATTGCAATAGCACCCACAAACAAATGATTCATCCAGAACGGTTGAATCTTTGTTGAATCAAAACCTACTGAGGTTAGTAGACCGACAAGGTCATTCCAAGTCATTGGTTTCAACATAGTTCGGAGAGTCTTCTCTTTCTCCATAATATCATCGTAAGTAAAGTGTTCTGCTTTATACTCATAAAAGGTCGAGGTCATCATATCTTGGATACGTGAATTTTCTGCATAAGTCTTCTCGGCAAAGATAAATGCACCACCTTCGTTCAGACCCTCATATATGTTCTCTAGAACTCTTTGTCTCCACAATGGCTGCATAAATTGCAACGTAAAGATAGATGTGACCAGAGAACAGTTCTCGAATGAGTGATGTATGATGTTCTTGTTTTGGAAACAGACGTGGTGGCCACCTTCGTTAAGTCGTGTCTGTCGTGCACTCATATCTTCTTGAAACACTTCAGCATACTCAACACCACAGTAATGTGCGTTAGGAGAAGTGATATGATTCTGTTCAATCATTGCTTCGATAGTCTTACCAGTACTACAACCGATGTCGACCACCTTGGTATCGTTCTCTACAAAGTAACGTGATAGGTTTACCACGTCATCATGGAGGGTGGAGTAGTGACGAATCGAAGCATCGATATGATTATCGAAACCTTCTTCGCGGTGACCGAATGTAAAATCTCTATTGGTGTGGGTGGTGCGTTCTCTATCTTTCATTATATACCTTCAATACATTATCATAGACCGACTCTGCGATCTGTTTCATCATTAATGGTGGTACCATACGACCAACACGTTCTGCCTTTTGGTTCCACTTACCAGTGAGTTTAAAGTCATCGGGAAGTGACATTATACGCTTTAATTCCCCTAGTGTCAACTTTCTTGGTTCACTCCAGTGGAATGCACCAGCAGTCGTGTCCCCGTTACCCATCGCAGTCAATGTAGGTGCAGGGGCTTCCAGAGAAACTCGCTTGAGATTGAAGTGGTGCCCTTTGGGGTGATAATCTCCACCAGTCAAGACCTTATCAGGGAACCTTGGCATTAGAGATCCAGTGTCTTTCCAGTAGGCAGTTCTCTCGAACTTCTCAGTCAGGTATTTGACTTCTTCGTCATCATACTCTAGATCTACCAACGCATCTTTCAAGGGAATGGCAGTGCGCGAAGGTTCTGGAAACAGGTGATTCATAGTCAGGAAGTTTAACCCAACTTCGTCTGCAACATCTTGACGAACCGCAATGAAGATTACACGAGAACGAGTCTGGGAGACACCATAGTAACGAGAATCCATAACCTCAGAGACAACCTCATACCCAATGTTCTCGAACTCATTCAGGATACGATTGTAGTATTCTTTTGCCTCACCGATAGTTAGACCCTTAACATTCTCTGCAATAATTACCTTGGGGGAGATTTCTTTGGCTACACGCAAGAACTCAAAGAACAAGTCTTCGATGTTTTCTACG